CGCCGGCGCGGCCGCGGGGCCGCGCGCGCCCGGGCAAGCCGCCCGCCGCCCGAACGCCCCCCCCTTGACTAACAGGGGGGGAGCAAAAATCAAAGCCCCGAAATTCCAAAAGAGGGGAGCAGATGAGCCAAATAGAATATTTCTCACATTTCATCACGGATGAGCGGGGGAAACTGATTGAAGTTCCGCAAAGGCGGGGCATACAGGACGGCGTTTTCATAGACTGGCTTTCTATAACATTCCATGAAGACACATTGGTAAAAATCGCCGGATGTCCGTTGGTATCAGATACTGAATACATGTACGTCTTGAGCAGGAAGTTGGAAGAAATTTTAGGTTTCGGCATTACCCGAAAATGCAAGTCCAAAGGTAACAAATTTTACGAATCCATGTACCGGCTCGGATCGGACGATGTGGATTACGGAGAAGTCCATTATGGCGGCCAGCGGGATACCGTTTTGATTGAGCTGAAAGGCGTCGGGTGCAATCTCGCGCAAGCGGGTTGGGAAGCACGAATGAAGCAGTTTTTAGACGAAGCCGTCCGACCTAGAATAACCCGTGTAGATTTGGCATTGGATTTTTTTGATGGAAGCTACACACCTGATCAGGCAATGTTAGATCACGATAACGGCTTTTTCGACAATCATAATATGCGCCCGAAGTCTGAAACAGTCGGGTCGGCATGGCGTAAGGAAGACGGCACAGGTAAGACGTTCTATGTCGGTAGGAAGAAAAATTCCCGGTTTGTCCGCGTATACGAAAAAGGACGTCAGTTGGGTGATAAGGACAGTACATGGGTCAGGTTTGAAATACAGTTTAACCACGGAGATATAGAAATACCGTTTGAGATTCTGACAGACGAAGGCGGTTACTTTTGCGGCGCATTTCCCATATGCAGCAATTTCAAAAATATGCCGCAGGAAAAACGGTTTGAGCCGAGAAGTAAAGCCCTGAATTTGACGTTCGGCCACAAACTGAAAAATGCTAAGAACGCTGTCGGCAAGCTCGTCAATTTCATGTCTGATTTAGGTTTCACGGCTGAAGAAATTGTAAGGCATCTAAAAGCAGAACAAGGTTATCCCAAAGGTCTGGAGCCTGAAAAATACGATTTGAACGAATTGAGGCAGGCAGAAAGAAGTGGGTTTATACACGAATCGGCGGAGGCGGCACTTGATTTTGAAGTCATGGCTTTAGATTTAGATTCGGTCTGTTTCAAACTGTCTGACGGCTACGACCCTCATAAACGTCTTTTTGACGTCCAGTATGAAGCAGACAGAAAACGCAAAGAAGACGAAGCGTATGAACAATTTTTGCAGCGCAAATATGAAGAAGGTTTACCGCTCGCCGAGCAGATGAAGCGAAGGACGGCGCGATGGCATGAAGAAACAGCGCGAAACCGTATTAAAAATGCTAAGTATCGGCTGTATCGTGGTGAATATAGGGCTTATACCAAAAAGCCCGTCAAATTTGATTGGTATGATTTTTAAGAAAGGAAATATCCATGTTTAACCAAACCCAGATAATCACTTATCCAGCAACATTTTTAGGTGCCAAAAAATTCAAAGGCGAAATTGACGGCTCGCAGATTGACAGTTGTTCCGTCTTGGTAGCTACACCGCTCCCGTCTCAATCGGGTAACGCCGTCGGATTCACCGCAGCTCAGATGAAGTTCGGTTCAAGCGATAACTTTGCAAAGCTGGCAAACCTCAGTTTCCCTTGCGAAGTCATGATTACCGTAGAGATGACCTCGACAGGCAAAGGCATGGTTCCCTCCCTGAAAGAGTTCCAAGTACAAACAGAGGCAAAGCCGAAAGGCTAAATCATGAAATATAAAGAACGGTTCATAGTTCAGGATTTGGAATCACATGAATTCATCTATCCCGATCCGTTTGGCGATACAGGTTTTACCCAAAATCTAAAATCTGCCGGGCATTTTGAAAGCTATGAAGACGCATTTAATGCCGGAATGGAAGAAATAGGTGGTGGATTCCAAATTTTCGCGTTTTATCTGAAAGAAGAATAAGTTCACAGGCTCGGCGGGCGGTCTGTAAAACCTTTCACAAAGCCCGCATTAAAGGACTTGGAGATGAATCAAAAAATACCTCTTTCTTTTAAATTAAGTTTAGGCGGTCTGATTTTTTTTCTTTTTATTTTATTCGTATCGGTTTATTACCTGTATGGATGAAAGACGTGGGATAGTCTTAAAAAATCCCAATTTATTTTTATTAACCTGAAAGGAAAACGCTATGAAACTCGTTAACGTAGCAAAAAAATATGGCAATAAAATCTTTGCCGCAACAGCCCTGACAACCGCTTCTGCTTTGGCCGCTGCCGATGGCGTCGATTTGTCCGGTATTGGTACTACTGCTGCCGCAGAAATTGCAAAATTTGCCGTAATGGTGTCTGCAATTGGTGCTGCTGTTTTGTCAGTTATTGTGTTGATGCAAGGCTTCCGCATGGCCTTCAGCATGGTTAAAACGGCTAAATAACTGAAAGGGTAGGACATGGGGTATCGCGTCGGATTGCAATGCTTTTCTACGATGGAAGAAGCGCATGATTATGTATTGTCTCAAGTCCTACCCACCATAACGGCGGATGGCAGATTTGTACGTCCTTACAAAAATGGTAAAGACTGGTATTTGAGCGAGCAGAAAATCAATTTGAGTTTTCCGCAATGCGACATAGCCGAACAAATACAATTCGGCGTATTGGTAGGCGCGCCGTTCATAGTCTTATTAGTGCTTGTATTCGGTATCAGAATGATAAAACGGTTGATTGAATCAGTTACGGAGCATCAAGGGGGTGGAGATGATTGACTTTTGGTTTTTATACGGATTCGGTGCGGTCTGTTTGGCATCGCTGATATTTTTTTGATATTCAAAAAGGGTATAATCCCGACTTTCTGAAACCGTTAAGAAAGTTAGGATTATGTTAGAGAAGAATGAAAAGGATTTTTTCTATATAACTGAATTTGAATTAGATGAATTATCTAAATTCTATTTAGAAAAACCTTTATCTTTTGTATTTTATTCATATTTAGAAGAAACTGGATATTTGAAAAAATTCTCTTTAGATAAATGTCAGAATTTTTTTAATAGAATAAATTTCAATAAGGCATGTTTTGAAGTTTTATTTAAAGATAATTCAGTTTTCACTATTGGAAATGGTGAAATAAATGTTACGGGTTTTGACAATAATTTTTCTATTAGGTTTGAGCTTTGAATCTTTTGCTGGTGATTTGCAAGTTAGAAACGGTAAATTAGCCTATCCTTTGACTGAAAAATTTAATGAAAATGGTTTCAGACCTTGGAAAATTATTGGTGGTGGAATTGATCAAGAGTATCAGTCTAGATTCGACAAATCACTTCATGTTCGCGAAGCATCTACCGGACTACGCTCCGCCTCAACTGTTCCCGTAACGATAGAAGCCCAAGTATCCCGAAAAGCCGTCCTATCAGGCGCATTTGGCCTGGTAAAAGCAGGCGCAAAACTTGGTCTAAAAGCTGTTCCTTATGTTGGTGCTGCTGCATATGCTTATGATGCCTATCAAGTTGTTAAATATGATCTTGAATTTGAAGGCTACAAATGGAATGAAGCTAGCGAAGAATTCCTAAAAGAATGGCCTGCGAGAAATTGTATTTGGGTTAGAGATGAAAGCGACAGAGTGCAAGATGTTGCATGTTATGGCGTTGATAGTTCGGTTTTAAATGCTTACAGAAAAGGCGGTAAAAGCCAACGCGAAGCAGAAGAACTTATGAAAGGCCAAATGGAAAAACTGGCTGGCCCTTTTTGGGAAAAACGTAAAAAGGAACTTGATAAAGATTTAGGTTCTAAATTTTGGGAATATTACCATTTAGATAAATGCCTATTCGATTTAAATGGAGGTGGTTGTTCAGTTAAAAGAGGTAGTGACGTCAGAAGTTCAGTTTCTTTTCGTTTAAAAATGCGAGATACACAAGTCCTTGATCAAGAAACATTTCTAAAAATATCAACCAATTCAATAGATAGCAACCCTACCCCCTTCGTCGAAGGCACAGGCAAACCAGAATATAACGAAAAAGTGTCAGTCCCTGCCGGTACTGTTGTAACCATTGGCCCTGTCACTCCAGAAAACGGCAAGCCGGTGCAAATTACCATAACTTTCGGCCAAGATTCAAACGGCAATACGACGGCTGAAGTTGCAACTACTCAACGTCCTGATCTTGATCCCGGTAGCCCAGAAGCACCCAATAAGAAGCCTGACGGTAATCCTGACAGTAATCCCGATGGAAAGCCCGATAAAAAACCTGATGGTAATCCTGATGGAAAGCCCGATAAAAAACCTGATGATAAACCCGACCCTGACGGCAAAGACGATCCAAAAAAGGACGAAAGGCCTAAAGAGGATGACAAGCCAAAGGAAGACGGAGGTTTGCTCTGTAAAGTTTTCCCGAACATTTTGGCATGCGACGAATTGCCCGAAAAAGAAGAACCAAATTTAGAGATTCCTCAAGAAACTATCGATTTGAACTTCACACCTGACAATACCTTTAAAGAGTATGGCGAATGCCCTGCTCCGGTAACGTTTCAGGCGTTGGGCGCGGAAT